CAGTTTACCTTACGATTATGATATAAACCCATCATATATGGAAGTTAGTTTCAACAATACTTGCAATTTTAAGTGTAGTTATTGTTCCCCTATATTCAGTAGTCTATGGTTAGAAGAAATACAAAATTTTGGATCATATCCTACATCTACTAAATTTAATAATTTAGAATCAATGAAATTTAAATTACCTATACTAAACAAAGAAGAAAATGTTTATGTAGAAAAATTTTGGGAATGGTGGCCGGAATTATATAAAAGCTTAAGAGTATTTAGAATTACCGGGGGTGAGCCTTTATTAAATAAAAATACATTTAAAATTTTAGATTATATAATCGATAACCCAAACCCAGAATTATCTATAGCAGTGAATACTAATCTTAATCCTCCATCGGATATTTTTGAAAAGTTTACTGCAAAATTAAACTTAATTACCGAAAAAAAATTAGTGAAAAATTTAGGAATTTATACTAGTGCAGAAGGCCATTCACGATGTGCTGAATATAGTCGATTTGGGATGAATTATAATAAATGGCTTGAAAATTTGAATTATATTTTAGGTCATATTAACGGCGTTCATTGTACTATAATGAGTACATATAACATTTTTAGTTTGACAAGTTATAATCAGTTTATGGCAGATATGATTGCTGCTAGGGCAAATATATTAAAATCAAATACTAACTCTACATTACTTGTGGATATTCCTTATTTAAATCATCCTAAACATCTCTCTGTATTAACTTTGGATGATAAAGAAAAATACTTTATACAAAATACACTAGATTATATGAAACAAAACGGGTGTGTACCTTCTGAAATAGAAAAAATGAATCGAATCGTACAATTAACAAAAGTTGCCAGAGCTAATCCTGTCGATCAATACGATTTTGTAAAGTTTGTAGATGAATATGATAGAAGAAGAAATACGAATTTTCTAGAAACATTTTCCGAACTATCGGATATGTATTATCGTTGGAAAAAATTGTAAACAAATTGCCTGCTGATCATTGTCACTTATTTCTTTTTGATTACGTCGATATAGCGGATAAAAAATTTTACGATTTTTGGCATTTATTAAATGAACAATTGACTCAAGATCAAAACCATACAGTAAAAATAGAATTATTACTGTCAGATCTAAATTTACATAATTTACAATATTTTTTCAATTTAATTTTAGGACTAAGAAAAATATATTGTAAAAATATGCAACGTATAAAAATTAACTTGATAAACAATATTATTTGTTATAAAAAGTTAGAACTTGATTCAATTGAATTATTATGGAGTTTTATGGTAAAGAATTTAATTTTAGAACAGAATAACTATATAGGATTTTATACTGAAGAAATTAAGTTTATAGAAGAAATCATCAAACATATTGAAAAAACACAATAACTCATTTACAATTAGATATGAAATCAAAATTTATTCTTGCATACATGGATGTGGCACAACGATTTGCAGAATTAAGTCATGCTGAAAGACTTAAAGTTGGTGCCATTGTAGTTAAAGATGATCGAATTATTAGTATCGGATATAACGGTATGCCTTCTGGTTGGGATAATGTATGTGAATATACCATATGTAATTCAGACGGAACTCAAGAACGCAAAACAAGATCTGAAGTGTTACATGCCGAAATGAATGCTTTAATGAAATTAGCTAAAAGCACAGAAAGTGGAAATGATGCTAGTATTTTTATCACTCATAGTCCTTGTTTAGAATGTGCTAAGGGCATATATCAATCTGGCATTAAAGAAGTTTATTATAGAGAGCAGTATAGATCAACTGCTGGACTAGATTTTTTACAAAATTGTAAAATTAATGTCTCTAAAGTTTGAAATGTTTGATATAGCTATCATCAGATTAACAACCGACAACTTAATAACTAATGAATTATTAGAAAGATTTCCTTTTGCTAAAGTATTTGATAAACAAGATAGTCAACTTAATTTAATTAAAGAAATAGTTAGTTGGGCAAGGACAGAACATGTTTGGATATTAAGCAACATAAATGATTATAAAGATTTTGATTTAGCCTTTGTTCCTATACCCGATCAAAAATATCAAATACATGCTTGGCCCAATGATGACCATAATTATCACACATTTTTAGTTCCAGTAAACTATTTCAAAGAACAATTTGCAATACAGGATTTAAAGCAGTATAAACATGTTAATTGGCACACTACATTTGTTCACAAATCCTTAAATGTAAAAGATAATTTACAACCTTTAGATATCTTTTATATTAGTAATGGCGAGCCTTTTGCTGAAGAAAATTATAAATTTGCTTCGTCCAATGTCAATAGATCTATACATTGGGTAAAAGATATTAATAATAGAACACATGCATTTCAATACGCAGCTAAATTATCTCAGACTGAATGGTTTTTTGTAATACCAGCAAAGTTGCAACCAGCAAAAGATTTTATTTGGGATTGGCTACCTATGTCAGGATATTATAATTATCCAAAGCACTTTATTTTTACTGCTACTAATCCATTAAACGAATTAGAATATGGACATATGGCTTTAGTTGCTTATAATAAGAATTTGGTATTAGACACCCATAACCCAGGACTAGATTTTACTTTAAGTAAACCCTATGAATCTATTCCTATAAACAGCGGCATAGCAAATTTTAATTTAGACCCACTTACAACTTGGCGAACTGCATTTAGAGAAGTAGTTAAATTGAAATATTTTGCTATCAAATTAGGTCAACCTGACGCTGAACTTAGATTAAATATTTGGTTGAATCGAGCCGATGGACTAAATTCTAATTGGTGTTTACAAGGCGCCCAAGATGCTGCAGAATATTATGATAGCTGTAATGGTGACATCACAGAACTAGAAAAAACATATCATTGGCATTGGTTAAATCAATTTCAAAAAACAAAAGGTTATAATTTATGAAAATAGATCCAGATATATTTAGTAGTGGACAAATAGCCAGTAAACTATGGTTATGTGATCGTTTAGAAAAGTTAAATTGGGTAAGTGATATAACTCACATCTACGGAGGTTGGCAGGGTATTTTAGGTTTTTTATTGTTGACCCGAGAAAAATTTGCAGTAGGAAAAATAAAAAGTTTCGATATAGATAGCGATTGTCAGCCTATTGCAGATACAATTAATGAAAATTTTGTTTGGCAAAATTGGAAGTTTAAAGCATATACTGCTAATTGTGATTATGTAGATCCTCGAGAAGCCGATTTAACTATTAATACAAGCACAGAGCATTTTGCTACTGATCTCTGGTTTGAAAGATTACCTAAGGGCAGACGAGTAATTTTACAGGGCAACAATATGAATCATAACGATCATCAGTCTTCAATATTATCGTTGGATGATTTTAAATCTAGATATTTGTTAACAGATATTATTTACTGCAATCAAATGCAGTTTGAATATCCTACTTGGGGATTTAGTAGATTTATGTTGATAGGCATAAAATGATTAGTGCGAAACCAGTCAATATATCTATCTAACCCTTTATCTAAATTAATTTTGGGATCGTAGGATAGCAATTTCCTAGCTAATCTAATATCTAAATTACTCCTTGGCGGAAATGACGGATCTCGATCCGCTATTTGTTTAGTACCCAATCCTATTTTGTCAATAATTAGATCTGCAGCATTTTCAATTGTCCATAACTTAGTATCACTGCGTGTTAAATTCACTGTATAGTTACTATGTGATCCAATTGTAGCTAAAACGATCCCATCTGCACAATCATCAACATGAGTGAAGTCCATTATTTCACGATGACCTCGTATTTCTAAAATGCCATTATTAAATGCTTGATAGATAAATTTACTGACCACTCTATCTGTAACATCACGTTCGCCATAAACACTACTGGGACGACAGATAATATAGTTTTTTTTATTCGTTTTGGCCCAATCCTTGACTAAAAGTTCACCAGTATATTTCCAAATCGCGTAGTAACCTTTAGGTCGACACGGTGCATTTTCTGGAATAAAACTGTAATCTTTAAAACTATCGCCGTATACCATACTGCTACTGACATATACAAACTTTTCTACATTGAATCTGTTACAACTAGATAAAAGATCCATTAATGCCGTCACCATTACTTGTAGTGCAGATTTGGGATTTTTATTAACTATTTTCTGTCTAGGATAACTTGCTAAATGCACAACACAGTCAGGCCTAAATACTTCAATTAAACTACTAATGTGTGTATTGTTCAGTATGTCACTGTGATCTAATGCACTAAATTTAATTTGTTTTGTTCTTTGTTCAAGAACAAAATCTAGTTCCTGTCGATTTAACAATCCGTAATCTGTAGTATTGTCAATTATAAGACAATCATGACCCTGTTGTTCAAGTCTTGATACAACATTATGGCCAATAAAACCTAAACCTCCGGTTATTAGAATTTTCATACTGATGCCCATTTAAGAGTATAATAGGTAAGATCCTTATCTGAAAATTCCGCTACAATTCTTATACGCCAACCATACATAGTGGGGTCAAGCCCTTGATGCCAAGTAGGCGGGTCGATACTATGCTGCATAACCCATTTACCTTTTTCTGTTTGTTGCCATTGATAGATGGGCTCGGCAGCGTAAATCTCAATGTCCTCCACATCGCCCATATTAAATTCGTGAACAACTAATTTTGTCATACAGCCATAGTTGCTTTAATCGGACCATGACTAGTATAATTACGTAGTTCAATGTCCTTCATTGTAAATTGATCAATATCTTTAATATCTGGATTTAGGTATAAAGTTGGAGCAGGCAATGGTTCACGTGTTAGTTGTTCTTTAACCTGCTCTATATGATTGCTGTATATATGGGCGTCCCCGAGAACGTGAACAAACTCACCTACATCTAATCCGCACACTTGAGCAATCATATGTGTAAGAAGTGAGTAGGATGCAATGTTAAAAGGTACACCTAAAAACATATCGCACGAACGCTGATACATTTGGCAACTCAACTTACCATCTGTTACATTAAACTGACTCATTACGTGGCAGGGGGGCAAAGCCATATCTTCTAGCTCTGCTGGGTTCCAGGCACTAAGAATATGTCGCCTACCATTAGGATCTTTCTTAATACCTTCGATTAAGATCTTAAGTTGATCTATTTCCCAACGATCTGTTGCTATACGGGTACCGCCAAGATGTGCATCTCCCATATCTTTTCGTTCCCTATATTGTCTCCATTTACGCCATTGCACACCGTAGATTCTACCTAAATCGCCGTCAAATTGTGCTTTGGGTTTCCAATAAGAAGCTAAAGCATTGGGCGTCCATATAGTAACTGTGCCCTCTCTTGATCCGTGAGTAATTTCAGCTAATCTACGTTCGTCTCCGGAACCTTCAATGAACCAAAGAAGTTCTCCTACTACAGAACGCCAAGCAAGTTTTTTAGTTGTCACAGCCGGGAAACCTTGAGCTAGGTTATAGCGTTGTTGCATTCCAAATACGCTAATGGTCCCGAGGCCAGTTCGATCGTTTTTTACAGTGCCATTCTCTAGTACAAATCGTAATGCGTCATGATATTGTTTCATAGATATACTATATTAGAATTATCTAAACAGGTCAATGTTTTTGTATACCATCCAGTTACAGTCTCTATCAGTGCTAGGTTTACTGCTGATTACTCTAAATCCCAATAAAAATTTATTTAGATCTAATTTAGCATCTGTTTTGTAACCTGCTTTAAAATGGCTAATATGTAGTTCATCTAATAGACTTCTTGTCTGCAATAGTAAATTTGGACCACCTATTATCCAAACATGAAGTTTAGGAAATATAATTTGAATATTTTTAATTTGATCAACGATATTGCCTGTGATTATCCTGGTATATGTGGGTATAGGTCGATTAGTTGCAACATAACAGATTCTTTTGGGCAATGGCTTGGGCATTTTTGGGTCATCCCAAGTATTCCGTCCCATTACTACAATATGATTTTCAGTTTGTGCTTTGAAATATTGTAGATCCTCGGAATGATGTGGCCAGGGTAATGTGCCATTGATTCCCATTCCTCCCCAATGGTCTACTGCAAAAATGCCTTTTATCATAGTTTAAGTTTTGATAATATTTTATCTGTTTCTGTTTGTACAGTGGCTTCAATTTTATCCAGATCTATATAGAAGTCAACGTTTTGTATATATTGTTCTAGTGATTCTAATTTGCGATTCAATTCCGCTTCCACTACATCTGGATCGATACCTGTGCCTAATAATTCTTTAATATCAATAGGCACAGTGGTACCGTCTTTGAGATTTACAATAAGTTTTTCTAAAACGTGTATGGGAACTTCTTTTTTTTCAACCTCACGAATAATTTTCCGCCAAGATTGTTTCTTACTGAGGTTAATTGACTTTAGCCGCGGCTTTTTTGGTTTTTCTTGGCTTGACATTTCGTGTATTTTCTTGTAATTGTTCTGTATTAGCATTTCTTAGAGCTGCAGCTTCTTTCATTAATCTATCGCTTTCTGCAAGTAGAGCTTTTGCCTCTGCTGCCATTTTTTGTGCCTGTGCTAACCTTTGACTAGCCAATTGATCATCGGTTAATACGTCCTGGATGGCAACATTGGTTTGCACATCAGCAGGTTGACTTCTACTTTCCCTGGGCGGTCGTACTTCACCCAAATTTCGTTCTACCTGGCGTTTTTTCCCTGTCATCCCGCTATTTTTATCTAACTCGGCTAGCTCTTTAACAGCTTCTTCGCCTTGTTCCATTTTAGATAAAATATTATTAAGTTCATCTAGTCGTACATTGCTATTGTTTGTTGGTGTAACAATTACTTGATTAGTTGGAACTTTTTTAATCATTCCTTCTTTATGCAAAGTAGTTAAAGCATTGTTACCATCGCTAAGAGTATAGCGGAAAAGATAGTCGCTGAATTCTTTAGCTTGTTGCCCACTATCCGACTCTAAGGCCTTCATAATATCGTCGTGAATGTGTCTCGGCAGAATTTCGGGATAGCATAAAAGACACATATGTTCTTCGCCAGGAACTGTTCTATATAGAAGTACTACCTTTTTATTATTATGTTTACCCACGTGTTTCATCATTTTGTTGATCCTTTATATCATCAGTAGAGTTATTTGTTTTCAAGCCCGATGCTTCCACAATACCAACAAGTTTTTGATATAAAGCACCAACAATAGAAAATTCTTCAATGCGAAAAGCATTTCTATTAGCTGCAAGGCCTATTAGATCTATAATAGCTAGTAGATCATTAACACTTATTTGATTTTTATCCTGCACAGTGTCCTCCACTGTGAGTATTTAACATCAAAAGATACTGACAAAAATTTTCAGTATGATGAAACCTTGTTAAAGGTTTCTAACATAAAACAAAAATAACTGGCTTCACTTTTAATTTCAAAAGCGGCACACTTTTGTATTTGATAGGTCTTTTCGTTAAGCAAAACCATATCACCGAAATAGAATCTACCTTCTAAATTTTCGTAGATCCAGTCGGTGATGGTTTTGTCAGATGTTCTTGAATCAAAATATACTTTCTCCAGATGCGGAGAGCAATGTTCAAATCTACGTAGATTAAAAATATTTAAAGGATTTGGTTCACCGTTCTTAATCATTGCTTACCGGATTTTTCGTAAATAGCCCAAACACCAAATGGAGGTTCAACAGTTTCGTTACCTTTGATGATGAACACTGTATCGCAATAGTTCTCATCTCCCCAGGATCCATATGGCATACCGTCAGTAAACATAATAAATTTCTTTGGCTCAATATTATTGGCTTTCATATAATCCCAATTAGCCATAAAGTCTGTGCCCCCTCCACCTGCTGGATCATAGTCGGCAATGTCTTCTAGATTTTCGCTGGTATATTCCCGATGATTGTAAACTTCTGTATCAAAACTCCACACTTGAATTCGATACTCGTCGTAGGTGTCCATGATACCTTGAATTTCGGCCATAAATGCACTGATGTCCTGTTCGCTAATACTGCCGCTAGTATCAATGCCAATAGCAATATCAATTTGTTCTCCGGGTTTCATACCCGGCATAATCGCATCAATATGCCAACTTTTCCGACTGGGGCGCATCCAGGTGAAATCATTTTTAACGGTACTGGCGATTTGTTGTTGAAGAAGTTCTCTCCAGTCAACAACAGGTTGTGTCATATTTTTAATAAGACGACTTACACCTGCAGGCAAATTGCTAGCACCTGTAGCCTGTGCTGCCTGTAGCACTGCTTCACGAATTTCGTCCTTAATCTGTTGTCTTTCTTCTGCAGTTAGACGTGGACGCTTAGATTTCGAATTACCTTCTTCCGATCCATCTTGATCTTCTTCATCGAGCTCGCCTTCGCCTTCTAGATGATCATCTATTAGTTGTTCCAAAAGATCATCGATATCGATTTTTTGTACTTTATCATAAAGATCATCGTAAACTTCTTCTGCGCTCCACCCTTTATATTTGATATCAAAAAGACAGGGATTAATTCGCTCACCAATGTTAAATTGCAAAAGATCTGCATTTACACAATAATCGGCTGCGCAGTTGAACAATTTGGGATCGCGATCTTTACCAGCACGGCCCATATGATCGTAAACATTATGAAGAACTTCATGACCAAATAGAAATTCTACTTCTTTTGGGCGCATTTTCTTGATGAATTCGGTATTATAATAGAAGCGACGTCCGTCTGTAGCTGCGGTGCTACACCAACTATCGGCATTAACTAGTTCAAGCCGTGTAGCCAGATTACCAAAAAATGGAGCCTTAATCAAAAGACCCACTCGAGCAGTAATAAGTTTTTCTCTGACTTCTCGATCCAATGCTGAATCTACTTTGTCAGATAGACGTCCTGCTAGACGTTGATTTTTTTTATCTGTACTAGTGGTTTTAAGAGTCATTGGCTTTCCTTAATATTTAACATTATACTAAAAATCGGGATTATTGTCAAAAATAATCCCAATTCTTTCTGTTTATTTTGCACTTGCAGAAATAATGTATTTGCCAAAGCGTTTATGAAACTCGTCAAAATTAGTCATTTTACTGGGAACAAATGGCAGTTTATAGGTAGTCAATGCAACACGTGCACCCATAACTGTGAGTTCTACGGTAAAATTATCCATCATGAACCTAAAGAATCGATCGCTCATTTTGTGCCATTCTGCAGAGTTGGCACCTAGTTTAGTCAATTGATCCTGTAATTCATAGCAAAGACTGACTACCATACTGTACATAGCACTGATTTCTTTAATTTGAAGTTCTTTTACTTTACCTGAAAGAACTTCTTCTGGGCGAGGCAATTGCCCTGCAATCTTACGGTGAGCCATAAATTTGACTGCTACACCCTCGCCTACTGCACCTGCTACCATATCAGTTAGATCGTGATCGCTGAGATCTTCATCTTTAAGAAGATTACTCACAAAGGTCCAACTACGTGGTGTTGGGAATGCGCGACTAGAACTACGTGGGTCGAAATCATTAAGATCCTGTTTAGCAAAGCCAACATAACCCACAACATCTTTATGAATTCGGTTAAGAGTGGCCCACTTTTCCCAAGTTTCGTGGTCTGCCCGCATTTCCAAATGTAAGAAACGATTAGCCAACGGACTGGGCATACGATAGGTTACACCCTTGTCGCTTTCGCGATTGCCTGCGGCTACAATGACAACATTGTCCGGAAGAATATATTTGCCTACTCGACGATTTAATACTAGTTGATAGGCAGTGGCCTGTGTAGCAGGTGCAGCACTATTCATTTCGTCCATGAATAGCACTACGATAGGATATTTTTGAGCAGTTTCTTCATCCGGCAAATCAATCGGCGGGGCCCAATCCATTTTGCCAAGTTCTTTATTGAAGAACGGAATACCCCGAAGATCTGTTGGGTCCATTTGAGCAAGACGAAGATCAATCATCAGCCCGCCTAGTTCTTTAGCAATACCAGCAACTACTTCACTTTTACCAATTCCGGGAGGACCCCAAAGAAAGATAGGTTGTTTAATATGAAATGCCTTTAGAATACAGCGACGTGCGGTTTCTGCAGTTACGGTACGGGTTTCGGTAACTACTTCTTTTTTGCTCATTGAGCTCTCCTTAATGTTAGAACAAGTTTAACGTAGGACGGAATATTTGTCTATGGCGAAATAACAACACTGTTGTGTAATGCAACAACAAACTATCAATGTAAATCAAATTATATAACTAATTGGATTATTTGTCAACCGAACCTAGATTGTCTAGATACTGCATTAAGTTACCATCTATTAGATGTAATAGTACAGCAATTTCTTCATCAAACACAATTATTTTTTTAGCATTAACTAATAGATATACATCTGGAAAAAGCCTTTCCAGGGCTAGTAAATGTTTATTGGCTAAAAAATAAGGGGAAATTTCTATTTCGTAACTTTTATAGTCACATCGTTTAAGAAAACTATAACCATTGTGATTAAGTCTTAAACTATTATCATCGATAGGATTAAACCATATAGTTCTACGTAAAGACTGCCATTCACCGGGCCCTAAGTTGGCTTGAGTGGCAAGTGCTTTGGTCAATTGTATTTGGTTGTATTTCTTACGGATAAATTTGATCACCCTGACGCAATAATACTACTGTAAATTGATCAGTTTTAAACAAACTATTTAATTTTTTACAAAGGTTGATTGCGTGACCCTTATTACTAAAACTGCTTTTTTTGTATTTAGGTCCAGGATAACTGATCAACATATTGCCGGATTTAAGATTGATTGGATTGTTTTGATAAAAAATTGCCCAAACCCCTTCACTATGAAGAATTTGTTCAGTCTTATAGTTTGTTTTATTAACGTGTTCTAATAGAATTTTGGGTTTAGGTCTACTCATTATTTTATCCCGGCAGTTTATTTATTGACCATAGATTAGGCTCAAAATTTTCCGCCATCTAACATATTGTTAGTTTGTACCTGACTTGGTACTGCAACTTGATTTAGAAGATCAAATAGATCACTATGCAAGTTTCTGGCTTCTTCTGCAGTTAGGATAAGATTTTTTTGTCCCAATTGATTTAACATTTTAACCTTATCGTTAAACATTTTAAAGTGTAGTGTTAGATATTTCATTTTGATTATGAAGCCTTAGTTGTTCTTGCATTTCCATTTTACTTGTAAATGGGCCTTTATATTCATATCGATTAAGTGTAATTAATTTTGGACAAAAACTTTTAACCCACCCATTGTTAAATTTAATTATATAAAAACCTGCACAAAAAAAGCTTTTGCTTTTATTGTTTTTTGTAAAAACTGCAAACTTGTTTTTTACATCCCAATAAACATTATATCCTTTTTGACTGATTGGATAGCCATAAATTTCATGTTCGATAATTGTTTCAGGTTTTATTTTTTTATTTTTGTCAAATACAATATTATGATCGCGACTTAATAGTTTGATACTGGGGTAGCGTTTACGTTCTTTTTCTGGTTCGACATAAACAAAACTACCATCATCCACTGCTTGAATAGTAGCAATTTTGTTAGATCCTTGATCCTCTACAATCCAAAATTTGTTTTTAAGAATAGGTTTTGCTAATAATTGATTACTCATATTTCATCCTTGCAAAAGTAATTTCGTGATCATACACAGTGGCTACTGGCTTAAGCCAGCCATTTTGTAGGCACTCTCTAATAACTATCTTATAGTTGTCAGGACATCGAGAGTCTATTTCGAATCCTGCTCGGGCGGAAACAACGAATTGATCCTTTAACAAAAAATCTGGATCATTAGGCTTTAATGTAACTAAACTTGTTTTATTAACTTTATACCGCATCTGGATATCCTGCATTTAGAAAATCACTATAACTTGTGGCCATTTCTGCCAGCTTATTCAATTCGTATTTACCACAAAATTTAAGGAATTTTGCCCCTACCATGGATTTATTTTTTACCGAAATTCCCGAACGAATACATTCATTGATTTTAATTTTAACTTCTGCAGGTTGTGCAGTGAGATCGATTAATGTTCGATTTCGTTCATAATCATCTAGCACACGATGTTCAATACCATTATGATCGGTCCAACGTTGCAGCATAAGATTATTCCAGTTATAGCCTTTTTTATTCATGTCTGCATATGCTTCAATTAGACCAACTTTGTTTTTACTGCCTTTAGTACGCACACCGGGATACGCACTAAAAACATTGTCTGTGGAGTCACCACGCATACATTTTTCAAAAAGAATAAATTTAGGATCGGGGATTTGTTTTGGTTGCTTAGTTTTTTTATCCATAACCAATTTGCCTCGACGATCCAGTATACCATTAATAGTATACAGTTCATCTGCTACACCATTAAACTGTTTAACATTTTCAGCTAGTAGTTGATGAAAATCACTATCACTACTGATGATAATATGTTCATCATCCGGATGATTTGTAATCCAACCAGATATGAGATCATCCGCTTCCAGTTCAGGATGTTGTAGTACTGTACAATTAGTATTATCTATTAGAAAAGTCTTAAGATCATCAAAGGCTTGCCAAAATAGCCTATCTTCCTCTGCTTCCTGCTCTGTTAGTGCTGCTCTCGCAGCAGAACGATTGGCTTTATATGGTTTGTAAAAATCTTTACGCCAACTACGCCCTTCAAGACAAAATATGACATGGTCTGCTTGATGTTCACGCCAGGCCTTGTTCACACTACTTAGTGTAACGTGAATTGCAAACCCCAATTTGTCCCACATATCGGCCTGTCTACTAGCACTGTGCCGAGCTCGAAAAAATGTATTGGCTGTGTCAATGATGAGATATTTCATAGTAGAATAATAGTAGCATATTATTTTACTTGAGTCAAATGATTTGGTTAACCAAAATTAGCTTACTTCAGTTCGTCCGTTACCAAGATCTTTTTTCTGTACACCATTGGGGGGTCTGGGGTTATTAGCCTCAAATTGTTCATAGGTTTCCATAACGATATTACGACAAACATCTTGAAACCATTGATCCACTAATTGTTCTTCACTACCCGCTTTATAACCTGATTTTATAAGTTTAGCAATAAAAAATTCATTCCAGTCTAGTTCAAATGCACCTATACCAATATTGGTAGGATCTAATTCCATACTGATGATATTGATATAGGGTTCACCTTTACTGGTAGCAATTTCTTTCGCAGATAATTCTTTTACAGTGTTCTTTGGTTTAGGCTGTCTAGGTTTTCTAGGTTTACGCTCTTTGGTCGGTTCGGGTTCTTCCGCCGGCGGTTTTCTTTTAAATAGATTAAACATAACTGTATTTACGTTTTCAATAATTTACTTAAAGATTAAGTGCCCCAAGCATTCTTAAATAAAGGGACCTGAAGTCTATCACTGTATCTATAACCTAGTTTCATAGCTAGTTCGGCAACATTTTTATTATTTTTACTGTAGATGCTTTCTACTCCGCCTACTGGCATAAGATATACAGGGCCTCGAAATCCTGCTTTACGATATGCTGCTACTGCATCCTGAATTTCCTCCGTATCTTGTTCACTAGATACAACAAATTTTAGATAGGTATAACCCAATAGTGCATAGTCACATACTACATCCGGTCTTATGGCATCTTCCCATTTTTCTCCACTTAGACTAAGTTTTGGACTTACACTAAATGTGATTTCCGATACTCGACAATCGTTATGAAGATAATCGAAAAAATCGTCTGTTAAATCCTGTGTACCGTTTGTCTCAAATGTTAATTCTTTCAATGATTGCATTTTGGGATGATCTAATAGAGCAGGGTAACTTCTTTGCCAACCCAACAAAGGTTCCCCGCCTGTAATGACTAAATGCTCGTCTCGCCATTCTTTATGAGGTAGCATATCTACAATACTATTAGCTAATCCCTCTGTTTCTAGCACAGGACTAAGATCCTTGAATCTCGGATCCCAACTGGCATAGCTGTCACAACCGGTAGTTACTAAAGGAAGATCTTTGTATGTTGCATAAAAACTAATATTAGCTGCAACATCATCTCGTTCTCTACTGTTCGAACCTTTTGGCATTCCGAATCCGCCACAGGTAAAATTACAACCAAAAGTTCTTAGGAAGATACTGGGCACCCCCATATATCTACCTTCGCCCTGAATTGAATAAAAAAGCTCACTTACTTTTAATTTGCTCATTGAAAAATCCTTAATTAATAATTGTATATAAGTTAAAATATAAAGCCAAGAGTATAGACTGCCGCAAGAATAAGATTACCAGACCATAGGCTAGGTTGCCGCCAAAGAAAGCCTACTAATGCCCAGGTTATACTACCTGTTAAAAACAAATATTTGTTTAATGGTGTAATGTCTAAACTGGTTGTCAATGCTGCTAATAATATTACTATATTGCTTGTCCATTTTAGTATGAACTCTGATGTAGTTTTTATAATATCCAACCTCATCACTTTAAATAATTGCCTTTTCCTGGAATGACGTGTCTAACACCTCCTCTGGGATCTTCACAATCTCCCTGACGACGTGGAATCATATGTACATGAGGATACATCACAGTTTGTCCTGCTGCTGCACCGACATTTTGTCCAACATTAAAGCCCGACCACAGATCTCTATCAATTCCGTCATAGCCCCATTTATAGGCAGCATTAAAACAGGCCATTAAACATTGATTGTTTTCAAATGTAGGTACAAAAAGTAAATGGCCTTGACTTACTGGGTAGCGGTCACTAAACACCCAGAATTCTTTGCATCTAAATTCAATTTCTGTCCAAGGTGCTAACTTAGAGTCTAACGCTCGTTCTAAATCTGTCATTCTGAACCTTTTATTTTTGCTCGATAGTATTGTTTAGCAGTGATTACTAGGGCTGCTAACCATGGTAATATTGTTTCAGTCCAATCGTGTGTTGGATCTAAAAACTTGTCTATTACTGGTTCACTGAATATCATTTTTAAAGCTACTAGAAATAATACAAAGCTGCCTACAAATATTAAATTAGGATGCTTGTTTAATACATTGGCAATTATTGTACTACCAAAAAGTATAATAGGAACGCTAATAAGCAAACCGAATACAATTAAGGGAAAATTGCCCTGTGCTGCTGCTGCGATGCCCAAGGCATTATCGATACCCATAACAGCATCCGCTAATACAATGGTACCTATAGCTGCCCAAAATGTATTTTTGGCATCGATATTATGATCATTGTGTTGAAAAGCCAGCTGCCATCCAATATAAAGTAAAAGAATGCCACCTATAAGTTTAAAGCCTGGTATTAGCAGTATATAAGTTATAGCAAATATGCTAATTAACCTAATAGCAATTGCACCAAATGTTCCCCAAAAAATAGCTTTACGTTTTAAATGATCTGGCAACTTGTTAGCTGCCATTCCTATAACTAAGGCATTGTCACCTGCCAATACTATATCAATTAAAATAATTGCCAATGTAGCCCATACAATTTCTAACATAAAAATCCTTTTTTAAAATTCGTTGTCTTCCCTATGACCGACTCGCATCGCCATATTACTGTCTGTTTCTCTAACTTCTACTTTAGAACACCAAACACGATCAGACCACCCGTAATCCTTTAAGAAACAGGTATTGATATATTCATAAAGAAAATTAGCGATACCTTCACATCCAGTGCGTTCTACTTCGGTGATTTTAGCTAAACCTAGATCGCCTAATTTAAGTAAATGTTCCCTTTGTGGATCGTCTGATGCTACTAGTAGTGTATGATCGAACCAATCTTCCAATAAACCTTTTAGAGGTTTTAGTCCGCCAAAGTCTACTACCCAATTACGTGCATCTAGTGTGTCTGTTTCGAATTCGAAATGAAATGATAATGCATAGCCGTGAATAAGATTACAATGGCTATCCGCCCGCCATTGACGATATGCTACTGGTCCAATTTGTTTATAAGTTTTTGTTGAGATATATTTTTTTGCCATCTCTTGCCTCCTGTGAGTAAGTTTGATGACTTGCAGAATATTTAGAGTGGGGTGAAAGTCAGAAAGTCCACTTGTCAACTATTTATTAACAGAAAAGTTTAAAGTTGTTTTTGTCTTTGACTAAGATAAGTTTCCCATTGAACCCAGTTATTGTTTGTTAAAAATCCCCATTCTTTGGTTTTTGGCCCAGGCATAAACAAGGTCCAAGCAGTCACACCTTCTTTTAACTCGATGCGATGGTAAGAATCGGAATTGCAAAGACGAAAGTGCCCGGGCCCACGCCAATGACGTGTTTCACCCACAACATTACCTGTGCTATCAAAATTTGGTGTCCATTCATAATAACCACCTTTGAGTATCAGTGTTGCATATGGCCATGGATGATCGTGTAAATCGTCAGGGTCTGATTTCAAAAATTTGTGTAAAAAGATGTTAAAAGGAAAATTTTGTCTTTCTTTTAGAAATACATAATACCTTTCTAGATAGGGTTCTTCACTTACTCTATCCATTACGATTCGTTTTCTGCCTAAACGGTCTAAAAATTTTAGAAACATATCTACCTTTATCGTCTTAAAAGTGCCAATGTTACAACTTCTGCTATCCTAGAAGTAGTAGCATCATCATCATGTATTACATAGATATGATTGATGTTTTCATCTTTTTTGGCATCATAGATGTAGTATTGAACAATTATGCCACCGGAAGCTGCAGTGACATTAAATCTTAATGTTTCTTTGGATGACTGGAAGTCTTCCCACTCAGATCTAGGCGTTATTCTTGACGGTTCTACTTCCATCCCATCGGTCAAAAAGTTTCTTAGTTTAGTACGAAGCCAATTTTTCATTTACTTACCTTTTTATCTTTTCATTATCTCTAGAAAGATAATATCGCCTATTTTTTTTGAAATATCTGTTTCGTTGTCTGATATAACATATAATTTTTGTTTAGGAAATCCGTTGCCTAAGTCATAATCATTTATTTGTAACACTATACCACCATTAGCAGTATAAAGATTAAATGTAAATGCTTCCAAGCTTGATGTTTTTTGACCAACACCCAGAGTAGCAGAACCTAATGCAGTGCCTAATTGAGGATTTAGATTTAGAGTACCGGTTTGTGCTGCATTATTTAAGCTAGTGATTTGTAATTTCGTTCCATATTCCTTAATGTTTTGATTAGAATTTAATCCTATAATATTTTTAATTTTGTTTAGCATTTTAGTCTAATTTAAAGATTTGCTGCTCTTGAACTTGTTGTTCTATAGTTTTATTAATTACTGTATCGCTGTATTCGCTGGTTAATGTTCTATCACACAATGTAACTTCTACAGGCTCAATTGTCAAGTTTAAATTATAAACTTTGTTGAATAATTGTACCATTTGATATTTGTTCATTGAATCTTTGGTGTACACGTGTCTAACAGATGACCAAAAGTTATCTGTGTCAATCAATTTTTGTATATAATGGCATAATTCTAGACAGGTAACACCATTCCAGTGATGATTGGTATAACCTTTAACAGTTTTGTTTTTTTGACTTTGGCACCACGCAATTAAACTTTTCTTATTGCTAATTTCTTCGCCGATGATACTAGTTCTAATCACAGTTAATAGAGGCGATTCACCTAAACTTTTACTTTTACCATATTCATCCAAACAGTCATGTTTATCAGATTCGCTATAATTGCCCTTGAGGCCGCTAAACACGCAATCTGTAGTGATATGTAAAATCTTGCAATCAATAATTGTTTTTAGCTCAGCTAATAAATGCGGAAATAAACTGTTTACTGCAATTAATTCACTTAGATCAAAATCTCTTTGTTTGATTATTCCTGCTGCATTAATAATTAGATCTTCTTGTCTTAGTTTAAATTTATTCACTAAAAGATCAAATAGTTGATTACTGGTTAATTGACCTATGTCACATTGTGATCTTGTAATAGGTATTACATTATATTTTGATTTAAAATATTGATAAAGATAAGTGCCTAACATACCATTGGCACCAAATATAAAAATTTTCATCATTGATAATAGTCCCTTTGTTTTAAAAAGTCATCGAGCTGTTCTTTAGACATGGTCCAATCTTTACTATTAAATTCGTTGTTAGGAAAACTTAATTTATTAATTTCTATTTTAGGATACATAATATAGGTTGTATCATTTAATACATCCATACGTCTGATTTCTTCGCTACTGGCCATACACTCGTGAATTTTTTCTCCACTTCTAGGTTCACTAATTTCAAATCTAAGACCGAATTTTTCGTGATAAATTTCAAATAAATCCGAAACTTTTAGACTGGCCAATTTAGGAATAAGATTAACTCCTGAATAATTTAAAGAAGTCTCAATTAGATCCATTGCTTGTTCTATATCAATAATAAACCGTGTCATATCTTTACCGAATAAAGACAATTTTCTATTATTACGAATTGTATCCCATATTAAAGGAATAATACTTCCCGTACTATTGGCTACATTACCATAGATAGCTGTACTTAATAAAACATTAGTTGAATTAACATTAGCAATAAAGCTTTCGCCCGCAGTGAATTTCATTGCACCATAAATTGTTGTTGCAGCTCTACTTTTATCGCTACTGACAAAACAGGCCGCAGTAAAATCGTTATCTTCTGCAGCACGTCTACTATTGAAGGCACCATTAACAATAACTTCATTTGCTTCTTCATAGTTATCGTATACTGCTTCTATTTGTTTAAAACTAGCAGCAAAAATCCCTATGTCCTGATTACGACAAGCTCTCGTTAATAAATCATAATTTCTAATATCGCCAGCAATAAATTTAACTAGGGGAAATTGTTTTTTTAGATAGTAATGTTTAGCTTCATCTCGACTAAACACGGTAATTTCGTTATGATTATAAAATCGTCGAATTAGATTACGACCTAAAAAACCGGTTCCACCTGTTATAATAATTCTTTTATTTTCTATCATATTTGACTTCTTTTTACACCTTGAAGTTTGACTTCTATTGAATCATTGGGTCTTGCAACAAATAGTGCCTTATATCTTTCTTCTGTATTTCCTTGTTTAAGTATACTGAAAGTAATTGCTTTCCTTTCAGATAGAACCACTGGCACACCATGATAAGCAGTGTCCGAATTTACAAATATAACTAAACGATTGGCTATAGGTTCTATTTTGTGTATACACTCATTCATCTCATCATTCCAAAGTTCCAAGCAACCTTGATCACGTTGTCTGTCATAGTTTTTGTTGAGATATAGTAAACAGGTTAATTCTTTTCGTAGCCCTGTTTCTTTACTTTTTCTAGCATCACTGTGGATTAATTGAAAACTATTTGGCAGCATATTGCGCATACCCGACCAACGCATGTGTTTATCGCTCACTAGTTCAGAAATACCTAGTGTTTTACCTATGTAAGCTGTGAACTCGTCGCTATGGAAATATTTTAGTAAATTAGCAATTAATTCAGGCATCAGTTCTAGTTTACTGATGCTTTTCATTCCTTGCTCTAATAGATTTTTGTCCCCATCGACTGTACTATATTCATTATGCCAATTTGGATTATCGGCTGGTAACCAATTTTCTAAAATTGCATCAATTAAGTTGTCATCAAGAAATTTATCTAAAATCCAACATGAGTAAGGTTTGTCAAAAAATTTTATAGTAAAGTTTTTATTTATAATATCACCAGATACCAAAGTCACCGTTAGCTCCTCCCCAACCGCTTACATGCCAAAAGCTACCAAAAATAGATGGATCATCCAATACACAATAGGGTAATACACATTCATAGTCTACATGAAAGCGAGATGCATCTTTTTGATAAAAATCAACAGCGTAATTTAGTTTATTTCTGAAATCGTGAAATTTCTTTTTACCTATAGCAAAGGTACAGGTAAAAATCCATTTACATTTATTGTTAAATTTTAATTCTTCAGGAAATTGCCAGTTGTCTTGCCAATTAAATAGATGTAGAGGTTTAAAAATATATTTGTCTAAATTTTCCTCAATAAAATGATGTCTCTGAAATGCTGTATAAAAATATCTTCCGCTAATTTTACATAGGAAATCTCGAGAAGAAATATTGTCAATATAATTATCGAAGAAAAATTTAGTAGAGAGTGTTTCACAATAACCTTTTGCATTATTTGTTCTACATTGTTCTGCAATATCGGGCGCTAGGTCCTGAACTGAAATAAATTGTAAGTTAGGTACATATGATAGTCTTTTAGCATACTCCGAAGCATTTTCACTAATATCTACTAGATAAATTTCAGCCTCTGGTTCTATTAAACGAATAGAGTTTAACGTATATTGTGTTTGTCGAAAACGTTCTTCTGCATTAAATGCAGATCTTTTAGGCGAATAGCTAAAACCTATATTATTAGTATTATCTAGATTAATTGCTGAGCTTACAAAAAAACATAGATTAGACATTTTTTTAACTATCTCTATTCATTTTTAGAATATCATAAAATTCTTTTTTTAATGGAGCATGACTATCAAACGCACCTAACATAATAGCAGTTACCATATCATTTTCGTGTTCACGCACACCTCTTTGAGTCATACAATGATGTTCTGCTTTTACCACAACCGCAATATGTTCGGTTTTAGCATATTGTTTTAATGCCTCAGCAATTTGAGTTGTCATTTCTTCTTGAATTTGTGGACGTTCGCAAATATGATGTACGATACGATTAAATTTACTTAGTCCAATGACTTCGTCTTCAGGAACAATTCCGACCCAGCATTGTCCCACGATATTTTGAAAATGATGGGCACAGGTACTGCGAATACTGATAGGACCAGTGGTATACAGACTTTTATAGCCCATATTAGGAAAGGCAGTAACCTTTGGTACAGCTCTATATCGTCCACTGAATGTTTCTTTAATAAACATTTTTGCTACCCTTCGGGCAGTGTCCTGTGTGTTATGATCATTATCGATATCGATAACAAGACTATTCAAAACACCTTTAAATTGAACTGCGACTTCATCTACAAGTTTTTCAATTTCTTCGTCACTATAAATATAATCACTGATATTATCGTTTGCATAAAATCTTGCACCTGCATGTCTAATACGATTACGAATGACTGTGCTTAGTGGAATTCCTGTGTCTTCCATACTAGTTCCTTTGTGATATTGTTATTTAGAAAATTTAGTTGTATTCAACAAATTTGTTGATTAATTGGGATGCAGAGAAAAAATCTCTATTTAAAATTTGATTTTGTGTTACCAGCAATGGTCTGATATTATCATAGTTAGTCATCATATTATGAATATGATCTACTAAACTATTTCTATGTTCTAGATAACTATCCCAATTATCTGTCCATTTGCTAGGGTATTTAAACTGATCTAGATACATTTCCGTATAACTGAGTCTGTTTGGAACCAATGGTAGTGCATCTAATAAACAGCCTTCATAACAGCCTATACCTAGTGTTTCCTGCAAACTAGCACTGAATATAATTTTAGCCTCTGCTAAAAGTTTATGATATTGATCTTTAGATAGTGTTTGATCCTGACAAACCACAAATTCGTATTGCGGAAGTTGTGTCTTAAGATCTCTAAATATTTCAACTTGTTTTTCTGGAGCAATGCGGTGTGGAAATAAAATTAAATCCCGCTTGGTGATCTTTTTAAATGATTTTAGAAGCTCCGGCATATACTCCATAGGCCAGCCAGATCTTATAATTTTACCATTATTATCTGTGTATCTATCTTCCCATTCTTCTTCGTACCAAGGATTTTCATTAGTTAATCCATCGTGTAGTAATTCGTCAAAGAATGTTTTAACATGAAATTCTGTAGCAAAATAGTTATGATCAAATGCGTAATAAAAACTTTTTTCTGCGTGACGTACCCAAGGTTCAGGGCCGATCTCTCTACCTAAAAAATCAAAACTATCGTAACTACCGGCGTGCCATAGAGCGTGGGTAATAACTGGGATGCCTAGTAGTTCGCTCATATATTTTAAGTTTATGATACCAGGATGCCAAGCATCAGTAAACAAAAAATGATCGCCAGACTTAACTGATCCGGAGCAAAATAGCCTACCCATTTGCTCAACTTGGCTAGCTTTATAGATATTAGTGCCGCCAAAGTTAAGAAAAGCGCCTGGAGTGGTTGCACTAGGGATATCTTCAGGGCCAGATAGAATTTTAACATTAAAGCCTTTCAAAGAACCTAAAAGTTCTGGAATATGTGATTTCCATTGAGCAGTATAGCGTGTAGTTACTGGCTCCAGATCAACAATAAAAATGGTTTTCATTTGGCAGTTGATCTACGTTCTTTATCGAATTTCTTATATTGTTCACTTTTGTATAGATCGCGCTCGTCGTATTTAAGCATATTATTTTTACAGTAGCTAAGATATTGTTCTAGATCAGAAAAAATCTGTTTTACTTCATCTTTCATTACTAGAAATCTTTTAACATTTTTTGCCATTATAGGTCCTTAAATTGAAATTTTGTTTGATTGATGTGTTTCGAATTTAATGAGACAACCATTCTCATTATCCTCACTGACCTCAATCCAAACTGCTCGATTTGGATATCGTTCAGCAATCTGCAGATATAGATCATCTGCAATCATTTCACAACTCTTATAATCTAGTTGCAAAACACTTTGTGGGCCAGAATACAGTTGTTCAAGCCAACGTTTGAATTGAATGAATTCAATGTCTCGATCATTGTGGAAGACATTGATCCAAACACGAAAATGAAAAATATGGCGATGAGGGTAAGCCAAAAACGATACATCATATTGATCTCCTGTAGCAAGCATCGGATCTTCTCCGGCTGCTGGATATTTATGTATACCTTCCTTTTGGAATGTGACCCAAATTTTTCTTTCTGCTTGTTGCATAATACGTTCTACTTTTTGTCGCTGTTCCTGATTCATAGTTCATCCTTGTTAATTGGTTTATCACCTACATAATCTTTCCAATCTGTATATACAGATCTACTCATAAGTTCATTTAGAGGATGACACCATACACCTGTGTTAGTTGCACCCCAAGTACGATCATCAATCTTTACAGTTGCATGATAATTATAAAGACTGATATAGGGAATCTTTACACTAATCATTGGAATAAAAGTTTTGCGCTCACACCATCCTTCTTCGTGAATATCTTCTGCATAGCCTACATCAAAGTCTAATGTAACCCAATATTCCTTTTCCAATAATCCGGAAATCATTGCATCCCACTGATCCCAATCATAAAAAGTATTAGGTTTAAAGCTTTGACTGGTTCCTAAATAGATATGTTGAATATTATATTTTTTTGCTATAGGAACAATTTCGTCAATAGGTTTTACCCCCACTACAAATAGTGTAGGTTGACCACGCATAATAGTATGTTCTACTTCTGTACCAATAAAATAATCTAATTGCTGTCTATTTTCTGTATTAATTGCCATTTTGATCCCAATAAATGTATCCGCGACTATAATTAGTTGGGCGATTGAGTCCTTCACTAAATGCCTGTTGCCATTCAGTTTCTCTATTATAGCCTTTCGTCCAAAACTTGTCAACTTTAAGTTTACCAGTTTGAATCCAATATACAGCATCCTGCATTACCGAATAGAAATTTTTGGTTCTTGGACTGGGAAAAATTATTGTACAGGCTTTCCAAAGAAGATTCTTGAAATCGGTAGTTACAGTTTTTTGAGTTCCTAAAATTACTAGACCTTCATTTTGAACTAGCCAAGAGTCAAAAACATCTGTTCTAGAGCTTAAATCAATCACTACATCATAACTGACCTGCGGTTCCTGGTAAAGTTTGGTTTCTGTTTCCCAAATATCTTTATTACTATTACCTACAACGTGAACTTGAAAATCTAAATTGTATAATTTTATACCGTGATAGGCCACCCAAGCTAAAAATCCACTACCTAAAATTAATAATCTTTTACCTCTGCCTGATCTTTCTTGAATTGCCGATAATGGTTGATGAATTAGATTAAGTCCACAAGCAACTGGTTCTATAATATACTTAGGATCAGCAGATGGAACTTTAACATATTCATCTGTTTTTACATTATAAATGTCGGCATATGCCGGTTCGCCTCTAGTGGCAACATAATCGCCTACAACAACGTCCTCTACATTTCTTCCTACATTAATTACTTTACCCAAACCTTCATGGCCCTGCATGTTATTGGGCAACGGTCCAAACTGCCCCACCATCATATCAATATCACTACGGCAAATCCCTGTAAAAATTGATTGTACACGAATATCTTTATCACCTAGGGGAGGCAATTCAAAAGTTGTTTGCAAAAATTTACCATCACCTACTGTTTGTAGTACTCTATTCATAAATTTATCATCCGATGAATCCAGCAATCAATATCGTATTGTTCTTTCCAAAATATATCATTTGAAAGATTATCCATACAGTTAACTATCATTTTTTTATATGCACTTTCTGGACATAATCCCAACTCTACAAATTGTTCATCGAACCATATGCCCACTTCATTATTTTTTAATGTACGCCAACTGGTTTTAAAATAACAACGATGATTTTTAGTTGTACATTCTAAATCTACATTATCATCCACATTGTATACACCATTAAGGTCTACAGTGCCGTAATCACTATCTACAAGATCTTTTAAATCAAATCGTTGCCAAGCATGTCGGTAAAGCCAAACTGCACTATCGTATTTAGGTTCAATTGCAGCAAACAAACTAAGAAGATGTGGCAGTAAGTCTCGACTTACCCCGCCAAATGCCTTAGATTTGTCAGTAAACCAAGATCCTGGTTTAGGCACACGATTGTAATTAAGCCAGTTAAAACTAATTGTTGAACTGTTTTGATATAAAACCTTTAAATCTTCTAGATTGTCACGCCACATATTATTCTTAACCATTAGAAAACGTGTCTTGGGAAAATCGTAAACAAGTTTTTTCCAATGACTTTCAAATTCCAAACCCGGTTTTTCAATAAACATGATTTTGGTATAATTGGCTAATTTACGAGCAATTGATTCGTGAGTAAAATTTGGAGTACAGATGTGTACTGTATCAAAATTTTTATGTGCTATTAAAGCATCTTCCCAATATAGATAGTCTGCATGAGCCACAGGATCGGCGGTGATCACTTCATAGTTTAATTCTTTGAGAACTTGGCTATAAAGTTTGCCGATGCCCATTCCAATAATTAAACTTTTTGGCATTTTAATTGACCTTATTTTCTAATTCGACTAAAAGTTCTGTGTTTAGACCATTTTCATCTAGTTGGATATTGGCATCTTCAAATTCAAATAGATTATTAAAATTTGTATTGGCATTCATTGTATTTTTGCCTGTATAACCTCTTGTTCCTACAATATTCATCCAATATCTAGTATATTCATCTATAGTAGATTCCGCTCTACCTCTATCACTAGTAGAAAAGATATCGTCCACAACTTGTTTAAAGTATTGTCTATTATATTGTCTTAATTTTTTACTGTCATAGAAACTGGCAATAAGCATTTCTGGATAAGAATCAGAATCGTACTGGCGATTGGCTTCCTGCACTGCATGTATGTGTGTCCATACATTATGAGCCATTTGTAGTGTATAGCTAAAACTATCCCAACTTGTTTTGCCTTCCTTACCGATTTTATTTAAATCGCCTGGTTTATAGAAACAGATGTCATTAATCTTTAGGCGTTTACTAATAGGACTTTCTAAAAAACTATCAAATATACGATCCTTAACTACTGCCTGTCCGAAAGGGCGTGTGTCTACACTATATTTTTTATTATCCACGCTGGGTTGCATTCTGTATACCCATTTTTTACTGTGTACAGTTTCTATTTCAGTATAAATTTGACCGTTAGCAGTGGCTAGAAAAGGGCTGGCACAATCGAAACTAATTGTAAAGTTTTCGTTATGATATTTTCGTACAGCACGTTGCACATCTGTTAATAGTAATGCCCATTCCAATTTACTGGTACCTAAGAAATGCATCCAATCATGCTGTCCTCGTTCTAATAGGTTATCAAATCTTAATGCTACTAAACGTCTCAACATTAGATCAACATCACACATATTTTGTCCACCCATGGCCCAACCTTCAAATGGTTGGCTATACTGCTTAGGGTCGCAAAACTTTTTCATCTGATTGTACCAATTTTCCGCCTCAGAATGATTTTCTCCCTGTAATACATTAAGAAATTTACATTTACCTGTACGATTACGCATAAAATAATCGTTATTAATCATGGTAGCATTTACTGCTTCTTGATATGTTGTCACACCAGTTGCTAATTGTCCTGCAGGGCTTCTAGCTACCCAAGCAGGTATATCTAGGATCATACCTCGATCCATATAAGTATCTAACCATTCTAATACTTGCCGACGTTTTAATCCTGCTTTGGGACAATTGGGATCTTTCCAATCGCCCTCCCAAACACCTTTACCAATTTGGAATCCCCCGCTATCTCCTAGAACAAAGGTATTAGGGTCTCTATTGCGAATCATATCTTCTTTTGGATCAAATTTGTTCACATCCAAATTAGCGTGACCTGCACTATAAAGAGCCCACTTATAATGAAAATATCCCTGCTGATTATTCAACCAATTCAACCCTTCTATTCCGTTATTAAAACCTTGTGGGATTCTTGTGGATTCTACAAAGTTTGGATCATAACGTTGTTTACCTATATAGGTAGCATAAAAACTACTTAAGGCTGGTAAGAATACAGCATAGTCGTTTTGTTTAGCGGTAAGATTATCTTGAGGAATTTTTTCGGTCATTATAATCTCTTAAAACTATCATTTCGTCAATGCAGGAATAATATATTCATAAACTGCGAGACCACTATCTACCGTAATAAGCATAACACTATCGGTTAGTTTAATACGTTTATCACCTGCAAGATTTAGTACCGCTAAAACAATACTAACTGGATAATGGGCCTGTTTACTCAATGTACCTGTTACATCGGCTTGAAAAACAAAGTTGCCAGCGTGAGTGCTGTGATCACCAAAAAAGATTTTAAGATTACGATTGTCTTGTTTGAATGCAAAACTGCTTTCTTCACTATTTGCACTGGCTTGAAACCTTAATCGTTGAATATTTTGCGCACTAGGTTCGAATTCGATATTCCAATTTGCACCTTTAAATTTTGGTGTTTTGAGCATTTCTTCAATCGTAGATTGATTCATTAATCGATATTCATTGGTAAAGTCGCCTGTTTTGTTATCAAAACTAATATAGCTAGGCACATCTTGATTATTAACTTTTTTAGTTTTTACTGTAATTTCAGCATCCTCGCGATATTCGGGAATATTAAGGATTGTGTTTAATTTATTGAGATTCGGCATGCCGAATGTACCAATGAATTCTGGAATTACGTCGTGAAATTTAGCCTTAATAACAACAGAATTATTAACTGCACTCATTGTGTGTAGGGTAGTTTCTTTTTCTGTACCTACTATTTTTACAAGATCAATAACACCCAAGGTATAGGTATTTTTGACTATGTCTTGAAGATAATCTTTCATTCTATTCTCCTGATTGATTTATTATACTATACATATTTAGAAAATACAACTCTATTTTGCAAATAATTGATAAAGAACTGATTGTTTTTTTAATGTGTATAAACTGCCACTTGATTTTATTTCTATCCAATCTATATTTTCGTTATAATTTACAACGTTTGACACAATAAAATTACTGGCCTCCACTAATTGTATAATCGATTCTTCTGTCTGGTATGAACGAATTTTACGATTATACAGATCTGCAGGTGCTTGTTTATTGCAGTTATTATAATTAAATATAATTTTCCCTCCGGGTCGGACTAATTTTAATAATTTAGTTAGAAAAGACTTAAACTGGCTCTCTTCCATAAAATTTACTACATCCCAAATAAGAATAAAGTTAAACTGTTTATAAGGTAACCTATATATATTATCACTGAAAAAATCTAAATTAACATCGATTTTATAAACGCACAATCTATTTTGATAAACAGGATTGAAAAGTCCTAATATATTATCTACGGATTGTTGATTCCAATCTAAAATAAAAACAGGTTCAGCTGCAACCAAATATTTGGTGAATACACCATTACAGCCATTTATTTGAAGCACTGGGAATCGTGGATCTGTATACCGTGTAAAGATTTGGCCTATAATGTCTTGATCTATAGGGTTTATTTTAGACCCACACAATTTACCATTGACATAATTAAAAAAAATTTCTTTGTCTTGTACACTGCCTGTCAGTTTAGAAATTATATTTTCTGCTCTAGTATACTCTAATGCAAGAGAATTAACTAACTGTTCAATATCTGTTGTGATAGATGTTAACTTAGTGTTAAATACATTTAAATTGTTTTTTGTTACAGGATCTAAATTATCTAGATCTAAAAAATTGTAATTATCTACTTTAAGATGAAAATTTTGATAGAGTGATATCAAATTCTTAATAGTATCTTGGTAATTAACATATTGAACAATTTCTTTACTCAAAACTAAAAAGATCCTCAAAGTTGTTTTTTATGTTAGTGCTAGCTGATATATCCCATTTAAGTACTCCTAAAAGATTTTCTAATTTTTGATCGACGATTGTTTCTTCCATATCACCATCGTCAAAAGGCAAATCTTTAAACCATTGTGGGATATGTGTAAGATCGATTGGATAGGCTACACTAGTAAATCCCAATGGGTTGTTTTTCAGTTTGCAAACAATAATTTTCATTCCATCTACAATGCTCATACTATAATTATCGCTGTTCATTCTACGTAGATTATTCCAATTCATTGCAGCACGAACATGTCCAGGCATATTGGCCTTGCCTAGTTTTTGCTCCTGTTCAACATATTTGGTCAAATTGTTTACACGTTTGGGTGTACCCTTTTCCCAGGGTGGGCGCTTCTGGAATTCTAGTTTAAATTCTCGTATACGTTCGATTATTTTATCTTTATCGCTTTCTGTTAGCACATCTAATAGAATACTGCTTAAGAAATCCTGTACTACTTTAGGAGTATCACTACGTTTAAGATCTAGGCCCATAGCTTTTACATCGCCAGGTTTGCCGTTGATGTCTTTGCGCTTACCCTCTTTATCATAGATAAGAACTGCATAGCGTTTCTTTTTAATAAAAAGACCTTTACTAGCAACTAGTTCTCTACCACCTCGAATAATACTACCCAAATCTCTTGTGCAATGAAATGCACGTTCCATAAATCCCGGAAAGCTTTGATTTACTTGTTCGGCAATAGTATCGTATAGTTGAATACAAATATCTTTATTCCATTGCATAGTACCTGATTCAACTTCTTGTTGAATAGCCGGCCAGGCGCTGAAATATACCGAATCTGTATCTCCATAGATTATGCTTTTGCCTAGATGATCATATTCGCCTGTAATACATTCATTGACAAATGCGTCCATGTGTCTGGCGATTACACGACCAGTTAGTGTAGTGGATTGTCCGATACGTTGATCGAAGAAACGACATCCTGGATTAAGAATAGCACCATACAAGCTGTTTAAGTTAATCTTTTTAACAAGTTGTCTTTTATCCCAGTATTCTTTATCTTCGTCGGTTATCGATTCTTTTAATTTTTTCTGTAGTTCTTTACGTTCAGCATACCAGCGTTCTAGTAGACTTGGCACAATGCCTTTTTGCTCAATAGTAAAGATAGTGCCGTTAGCACTTAATACCCAAGGTTTATCGCTTTGAAAAATTAGACGCCAAACATCTGCTGCAGATAAGATATCAGTTGTACCGTTTTCCCACTCAATAGTAATTTCGGTTCCGGTTTCGCCGTTCATTACACTAGTATATTCTAGACTACCAAACAATCCTTCCCAAGCCTCTGCAAAACTTGAACCATTGTTCATTTTGTCTTGAATATATCTATCTGTCATTATGGGTTTCAGTTGTCCTATGATAGTTTCTGGTCCCATGTTAAGTGCTCTGATGGCACTGGGGTATAGACTGTTGATGTCGATTGCGCCGATACTTTGGTGCATTCCCGTTTTGGGATAAGCAACATAGGCACCTGCCGCTTGGGTGTCTCCTGCATCTTCTTCTTTTGATTTCCTATTAGGAACGACCAATCCTTGACTGTGTGCTTCATTTATAATCGCCTGTTCAGTAGTTGCTACTGCACCCATAACTGTGGGTAGCAGTACAGTGTTGTCATGTGCAATCGTATTAGCTAGATCGATAAATTTTAGTTTGGTATCGAGCTTGGCTAACAATCTTGTATCCTGACGGTTATATTCTATAAATGTATCGAAATCTTTATTGTAGAGTTGATCTAAAGTTCCTTCATAGGCAGTTTTCCTTTCATTAAGTTCATAATCGCCGATAAAATCCAAACTATAGCTAGGACGTTCTTCATAAGTATACTTTCTATACAATTGCATATAGTCCATATGAACACGGCCAACTAGATCAAAAGTAATCTGTGTTGCGCCATAACGTTCAAATGTTCTTTCTGCAGGAAATTGATTCCACAGACAGAATCTACGTGTATCGTCTTTACTCATTACACGTTTGATACGCATTACAAGATATGGTATATCAAAACCTTCACTGTTCCAGCCGCTAAGTATATCGGCATCATCAATTAGATTAAGAAATGTATCAAGTAATGTTTCTTCATCATCAAATATATAACAATCACTATGACGTGCAGCTATTTCATCTGCAGTTTCTCTGCTCATTCCTTTTGGAGGAATAGCTAAGGTAACTAATTTGTCTAGCCAAGTAAAATAAAGACTGATTGCATTGACTGGATTAAATGGATCGTCTGGGCGACTAAATCCCTTTTCTGGATCAAAATCCACCTCAATATCAAAAAAGATAGTTTGAAGTTTTGGGGGTTCTGCACCTAGATAGTTATCTGCCAAGCACCTGAATACAGGTTTAATGTCGCTTTCCCAAATACGTTTAGTGCCCTGCATACGCAGTTCTTTTTGAAACTCTTTGCCACTTTTGGTAGTGAATTTAGATACTCTGGTACCGTAAATGGTATGATATTTGCCTTTGGGGTCATCATAGTAAAAAGTCCAGTTAACTGGATATTCTTGATAGATTCGTTGACCTTTAACTCTTTCTACGAGATGAATACGATCTCGTTGCCTATCTAGAATGGCATCTACGTAACTTATGATAGTCTCCTGGATTAAAGAGTGCGACCGACTGTTTCTAGAATTGTGTTCAAATCTTCGTTTTCTTTGTTCATTTCGCCTAGTTTACTTTTTAGGGCAATGCGTACTGCTTTTTTAAGCACACTGGGTTTAATTTCTAGTTCTTCTGCAATCGCTTTGATTGTATCATTAAGTCCTGCATTAAGATCTTCCACCTCCTGCATGACACTAATACCTTCGTTAATAAGTTGAGTAAGTTTGGATTTTTGTTCTCCACTGAACATTCTAGACATATAAATCTCCTTGAAAATATTTTGATTACTTGATACCGATTTTTAAAAATCTTAGATAACTAGTTTCTGGATCACGTAATTTGGTTTGATCCAAAATATATGTTTTAGTCATCGGGAATAGATCATTGAAATCATATAAAGTTTCTGTCACAGTAGGTATAGATTGTACATTATTTCTAGCCTGAAGAGCAACTAATGTACCTGGTGGAATTCTATCAAACCAACCTTTATTTTCCATATCATTACAACTAGTATTAATTACACATTGGTTAACTATGTCTTTATAGGTGTGATCATTTGCATCACGTTGTAATGTTTGTATTTTATATTGATTTAACCCACCCAGAATACGTTGACTAGTTTTTAGTGCTTCTTTATCTATGTCGATTAAAACCAAGTTTCTAAATTTAACTTTATTTCGACTTAGACTTAGACCAAGATTACCATACCAACTCCCTAGTGCAGTTATTATACTAAATGGTTGTTTTTGTGCCAATTGTATTTGTTTTAAATGATGACATAGCCAATGTTTACTAAATTGGAGATCGTTACTAAAACTACCAGGTAATGTAAGCGGGCTGGCCTCTATCAAATCAACCGGTTTCATTTAAGACTGGCAGTTAACATCCAATTATGTTTTCGGTGTGCATCCATACGTTCAGCTAAAAAATTACTAAGGCCATGTTCACCGACTTGTTCGGCTCTATCGTAAACCATTTTGAAAATTTTAACAATTTTTTCGCCATCACTTAATAATTCTTCAATCATTGCGATAGGGGGAGGCACATCTGTTTCATCATCAATTTGAGTTAACATACTAAATCTGGTGTAACTGCCAGGAGTATATGCTCCTAACTTTCTAATATTTTCTGCGAAGTCATCTATACTACCATATACTTCTTCATATATGGTACCAAATAGATCGTGATATTCTTTAAAATTAGCGCCTTCTACATTCCAATGATAATAATGTGCTTTAAGGTAATAACTAAATTCGCTAGCGAATGCAATCTTCATTGCCTTAATAAGTTCTTCATTCATAATAATGTCCGTTTAGTATATTTAGTTAAATTTAATCAGGTTTATCACCTCGATCCTTTTCTGTTATAGGACCTCCTGTAATCCAGGCAGAACAAGATCGTGCACCAGCACATTTAAAATGAAGAAAATTGCAATAACCCAAATCTGCAAGATTAATGCTGGCTGCTGCATCAACAGAAGATTCTTCACCTTTGATACCGTCTGATATGCATTTACGCATTGTATCACTTACATCAAAGGCTGCGCAATTAGAACACTGCATAGTTTTTGCAGTTTTTTCGTCTACTTTAAATATTTTAGCTGCATCTTTCCAATATGAACCTGGACGATCTGGATTTGCAGGTCCATAGTGATATTCGTCGATTGCTTTTTGACGATTTTTAATGTTTAGAGATATATCGTGTGTTGCTCTTGGACAACCTTTACTAGCTGCTTCGATTAGTTTTATATAGTTTTTAAACATTTTTCTTTCTTTGCGCTTTAGGAATAGAACCTACTGGACTTGTAACAACGTCGTCGCCCTTGATAGGTGCACTACCGTTTCCTTTACTTAAATCAAATCCTTCTGCTGCTCTAAAAGCTTTACTAGCATTCAAATATAACTTTTTAAAATTTTGTTGACTTTCTCTTAGATACCAGCCTTGATTATCGTGTCTCAACTCAAATTGTTCTCTGAGATCGTCATTGGATAAACTATCAGGAATTTGGAAGTAATGTTTTTTACTTTCCTCTAAAGTTTGTTTATCTGTGGCTGGCATTTTAGGCAGAACTGATCTTCCTAATAAAGCATTTTGATCTGCTGCAACATTTTGTGTTGTTTGTTGTGTAGATGTAGGTGTGGCAGGCGCTGTGCTAGTGCCAGTTGTGCCCGAAGGTGCAACAGGTTGTTGTGATTGTACTGCAGGTGCAGGCAAGTTTGTTTGACTTAATTCAGTATATCTATTGAAAACTTTAGGAACATAACCTTGAGTTTCTTTAGGTAGTTGATTATAATCGCTACCTTGAGATGCCCATTTGTCTGTAGCGATTGGTCCCATATTATATGCAATCAAGGCCATTCTTTTGTCGCCACCATACTTGTCTAACATAGCATTGAAATAATCTTTTCCTACTCTTTCCAATTCTGCAGGGCTGTTATTTTTGGCAGGTTGAACCCCATACCCAGGATTACGCAGTGTTTTTGGCATTACCTGCATAACACCTCTTGCGCCTTTTCTACTTACTGCGTTGGGATTATTTCTGCTTTCTATATCTCTAATCGCAGTATGAAAGTTGGGGTCTATTGTAGCCGATGTGGGTGGACTATCTTCGTTGACACTTTCTGATTTGTTACCCCAATTTTTTGCGCCTTTTTTCCTACATTGAACCAGTGCCCCACTAGCATAAGCACTAGGCCAAACTTTATATCTACTTCGTACTTTGTAATAGCAGCTATCTTTCTTTTCATTTAATTTATCTAGCAATGCTATTGGTCCACCACATTCAGGGCATTTAGATTCTTCAGTTTTGATTAACCTTAGATTGGGTTTCTTTACTGCTAATTTATTATCTTTGGGAAGTTCTACACGTTCGATATCTAGATCTGTATACCCTCCTCTTAAATAAGCATCTACTAGTGCATCTGCAAGGTCCTTTGAAGTAGTGGTGCTTACTTGAATTCTATCTCCATTACCGGTGATGCCAATAATTTTAAACACCTTGGCGTATTTACTTGGTTCAACTAAGAAATCTGCAAACTCTTCAGGATCTCCTTTTTGAGGATGAGAATCTATATATACACTATTTCTTTTGGCATCATAATGGGGAATATTGATATCTGGGTTTTTCTTAAAAGTAGAACGAGTTTTACCTTGGCCAAACCGTTGATGTATTACTTCACCTTCTTTAATAGCGGCTTGTCGCGAGCGAATTTCCTGTTCTAGTTTTTTTACATTGTTAAATTGTTTTTCTTCTTTACTAAAGTTCAGTAAAGATTGGAGATCATGTATTGACACTGTTTGGTCAACTTGATCTTCTTCTATAGGAGCCGCACCTGCAATACGTGCCTGTGCAATAATATTTTGATCTGCTTGACGCTGTACAATTGCTCTGGCTTTTCTAACAGCATCTGGGGAACCTGTTAATAAAGCTGCTTTCTTGCCAATGTTGGCGTCATCTTCTTCATTCATGATATTTGTTGTATTTGTTGAGATTTCTGTTGATGCTTCTAAATTTATCTTTGTTAATGTTTTATGTGCCAAATCTGCAAATAATCTTCCTCTTTCGTAGTTCTCTGAATTTTCGTCTTCACCTCTTTGATAGTTATACATTGGCTCGTTTTTTTGATTTAGTGCTATACCTGTTATTGTATAGGTTTTACCTGTTTTTTCGCTATAGACTTGATCACCAGGTTGCCATTGCCATAATTCTGGTTTTTTTGCCTTTACTATAGCCAAGTTTGCCTGTGAACGTGCCACTCTGTCTCTAATCTGTTGACCTAATCGTCTATGGAAATCATCTAGTCCTTCCTTCATTCCTTGATCTTTT